CATCAATAATAATCGCAGCTAAAACATATTTATACCAGTCTGGTAACTGGTTTAAATTCTCGTAAGAAAGTCTAATATCTTCGGATAAATTGACAAAATTATTTTCTTTGTAAGCTATAATAAAAGGAGTAACGGTTGCAATAATAACAGGAATTAAAAACAAATAGGTTACTACTTCATCTTTTAAACTATGCCTTTTGTCTTGTGCAGTTCTTAAATCAATTTGGTTATCTGAATCAGTATTAGAAAGGATTCTATCAACATTTGCTTTTGTTTGTGCTTCTATAATTGCAAAATCTTGTTCTTGCTTTAGAGTCTTTAGTTTAGCTTTGTTCTCTAAAAACCCTTTTCCAATACCTAATAAATTACCTATTAAAGTTAATATACTCATATCTTACAGGGTTTTTCCCCAACGGAATTGTATCTGGAAAAAGAATAAAAACAAATTAACTTCTTTAAAATCAAAATTTTCTTCTTGTTCATAATGCTGATACCCTAGCATCATTGCATTAGGCATTAATAAAATTAAATTTATATCCATATTTATTTTCTATTATTCCAACGTGCTTTATAATCTCTAATATCTACATGCGTAAAGGTGTTGTATCTACCTAAACCACCAATATAAAAAGAACCTAACATTTCGTTTACTAATAAGTTTTCAATAACATCTGCAACTTCATTAGGTGTAAAAGTATTTATAGTAATATCAGAAGCCTTACCTAACAAGTGTTGACTTGTTTTTGAATTACTGCCAATCATATTATTATGTAATTCGCATCTGTATGCACTATTTATTTTTATTGGTTGACCTACATAATCTCTAATGGTCTGTAATTGTATTGCTAATAACTTAATGTTATCTAATACATCATTAGGCATTTCGCAACCACACTTGCAATCAAACTCTGACTTACTAAAGTTCTTTGTCAGTTTCATTACTTGTTTTTATTCATTAAATACCACTTTTGGAGCGTGTAACCAATAACAACTAAAGTTAAAACGATCTTTAAACCTAACTCAATAGCAGTAAAGTTTAAAGCCATTGCCAAACCATTTAAACCATATATTTTCAAGTCTATTAATTTCATTAGAATTTATTATCTAAATAAGATAAACCAGAAAATCCGTGCAATCCTTCTGAATCTAAATCTACATTGTAAGACTTCCAACCGTAAGGATGGTCTTCTTGCTCAAAAAAAACAGTATCTACGTGCCATTGTTCAGACAAAACCGCTTCTGTTAACTCTTCTCCTTCTTCGTCAAAAGTTGGTGCTTCTAGTTGGATATTACCTAACTGCACAACACCAAATTTAAAGTTCGGAATTGAATTTCCTTCTTCATCTACTGTATGTAAAGCATCAAACTTATCTTGGAATTGTTCTCTACTGTTGAAAGCGTATTTAGCTATATTTAATTTCATATTTTTGTTAATTTACTCTTGTTGTTATTATAGGTGTAATTTTTACACTCGTGTTAATGTTACTAATTCTGCATCTGTTAATGCGGTGTTATAAACTTTTAAATCTTTAATTTTTCCTTCAAAGACACTTGTTACTGCACCACTTGATGAAGTAATATTATCTAATCCAGTTAAAGTTGGTGCAGTAGTTATTCCAGTTCCAACTTGTGTACCATTAAAAAAAAGTTTAGCTACACTACCATTATAAACAACTGCTAATTTATTGGAGACTTTTAAATTAGAATTAACCCCTGTAATACCTATTACAGTATTGTTTACTTGAGCATAAACATTATTAGTATCTGTATATCCTATAAGAATCCTATTCGTAATTGTACCACTACCATCATTTAAACTAATTGTTCTATACGTATCTCCTTCATTACTTAAAGCACTTATTTCAGCATATAAAACCCCTTCACTACTATTAATAATACCACTTGGTACTGTTTGACTTGCAGTATCTGCTAATCTTGTGACTCCTAAAGCAGTTCCGAAGTTAGGTATGTAAGACGAAGCGTAAGAACCTTGTTCTAATTGCGCTCCCCAATAAGAGGCGATTACAGGAAACGTAGAGCTTAGTGCTAAATACCATATTTGAATGTTAGTACATCCAACAGGAGTTGTAAATGTTCTTGTAACTCTAGTCCATTTACCCTGCTCTATTTGACTCATATAATTGTAAAACTCAATATTTTGTCCATTAGTGTTATCATAAAATCTACCTTGTAAACCATCTCCACCAACATAGTTACAGTAAAAAGAATATGTATAAGTTGTTTCTGGATTTACAGTAACAGTTTGAAATTTTATATTAACTGCTAGAGCAGACGTAGTGAATTTACTAGCATTTAATGTTCCATCTGGGCTTATCAAAGCATTCTGAATTTCTGTTACATTACTTAATGTCCATCCAGTAGTCACTTGACTATAAGGCACAACATTTGTACTCTGAGGCTCTAATAAATGAAATCCTTTAGTATTCCCTAAATAGTCAACTCTTGGAATACCACTTGCAACTGTTTCGATTAAACCTGATTTATTTACCCTTGTAGCAGTACTTGCTCTTGAAGTTGTAAAAGGCAAAGGCTTAAAGTTATCGTTCTCATCATTGTATGCTAAGATTGAATCTTCTTTGGTTGCCCAATTTTCATTACCAAATTTTAGTGTGTTTGCCATTATATTGTATAATTGAAGTTTAATGCCATTTCGTTAAATGAAGTAAAACTTGTTAGTGTTTCTATTTCTAAATCTGTTAATGCGGTGTTGTAAACTCTTAGGTCTTTTACTTTTGCCTCTAAATTTTCAGTAGAAGTTACTGGTGATTTAAGACTAAAGGTGTTTAAAGTGTTACTTGGAAAAGTAATTGCAGTCAATAAAGTAGCAACCTTAATACCATCAATAAATAAAGCGAAATTATTAACTTTCCATTTAAAAGCTATTTTATGAATTTGTGTTATATCAGTAACTGCAAATGACAAGATATAAGGAGTTGCACCTCCTACAACTATTAATGTACTAATTTGGTTAGAAGTATTGTTATATCTTAATACAATTCTGTTATTATTTGTTCCATCGCTTAAAACGATATACCTAAAAGTTAAATCATTAGCTAAAGCAGCCATCTCCGCAAACAAAACACCTTCTGAATCGTTAAACGTAGAAGCATCTCCAGAACCAGTAGCAGTTTCAGCTAATCTAGTAACTGTGCTTCCGTTGGTTGGTATGAGAGATGAAGCGTAAGGGGATTGTTCTAATTGTGCTCCGACAACCCTAAAGCCTTTTGAAGATTGTCCTGTATATTTTATTGCTCCATTATTAGTAGCATTTACTGTACCTGATGTTGTTACCGTTTTAGAAACTCTGTATATATTATTCCCAAGATTTACATTTGTATTTATAACACCTCCCGAAATAGTACCTCCAACCGAAATTGCAAAATCACCTGTAGATGATGACAATGAAGCGATAGGAATACTTAAATCATCCATTATAACGAAAAATGAAATAGTATATTCCGTATTTATACTTACAGTTGAACCATATCTATATCTGATAGCAGAATTATCCCCAAATTTAACACAATTTGTAAAACCATTTGACCAAGAAAAAGATTCATAAGTAATATCTCCTGCAGGACCTTCATTTACAGTTGGTGCAGAAAATAAGTATAAATTAGTACTCTGAGGCTCTAATAATAAACTCGGACAACCACCTCTAGTATAATCTAATCTTGGAACATTGTTACTTACTGTTTCTATTAAGCCATCTTTATTTATCCGTGTTGCATCAGAACCCCTTGTAACGTCAAAATCCCCCACTCCGTCTGTTGGTAATACTGAATAAAGTTTACCATCTTTATACCCAGAAGGTATCATTGCTAATGTTGGTTGTATTGCCATTTTATTTTTTTGTTTTTACTTTGCTTAAATAAGTTTGTAAAAGACTTATGTTTACTTGTTTAGGTTTATATCCTTTCATTATAAAACCCAATTTGAAGGATTAACATCTTTATCTGGGTAGACATCAGATCCAGAATTATTTGTATATTCTGGAAACAAATTGCTATTAAAACAGATATAATCAACAAATCTTCTTGTATAATATTCTGAAAAATCTCTTTGCTTTTGTACTAAAAACTCCACTTCATCTTTACTTGCTGCTTCTGAATTTTCCGAGCTATGTTTTGAAATACCACCGTTCTTTATTTGATAAGATGCAAAAGGAAGGTACTCCACCATTGATAGATGAATTAGCATTGGTTGAATAAAATCTGTAACTAAAGACAAATAGTTTCCTGTTAAAGTATTTGCTACAATATCAGCAGATATTTTATCGTATAATTTTGATCCTAAATAGTTAGTTATATGAATTTCTTGTGCTATTTTCACATACTGTATAAATAAATCTGTATCGGTACTACCAGATATGATAGTGTTTTTTACTAAATCCGTTCTACTTATAAATAATACTGTTGCCATATTTTATTTGTTATCTTGGTGTTGTCCAGTTTCCTCTACCATCCTTAAAACCTCTATCTGCCATATCTCTGGGTCTTTTTGCAACATCTTTTGCGTTTACCTCTGGTTTAAATCCTTCTTTTTTTGCTTTGTTTACGCTTACTTCTGAATTTGGGTTTTTAGCATCAGCAGTTCCGCCTTTTCTTTTTGACCTATAAGTCTTTCTCATCCAAAAATGAGAGCAAGAACCACCGCCTTTATAAAGCCAAATATCATAGGTATCAGCACCGCCTAAACCCCAACCAGCATTAACCGATTTTTTGCTCATCATATCTATATCTTCTTTGCGATATATCTTTTTAGCATTAACCATTTTCTTGCAAAAATCTCTACTGGTTTCTTTAAAAGTTAAGGGTGCATATTGATATCTTACTTTGAATTTAAAACCGTTTGCTTCGCCATCTTGTTTACTCTTTGCATTTGGTCTCGCAGTTCCAGTAGTTACAAAATTGTATATTTTAGAAAGTGCAGATAATTTAGGATTGTTTAGTTTTTCTAGTTCTTCATTTAAAGAATCTTCTGCATCGTAGTCAACTTTTCTTTCGTCTATTAATTCCCAATCTTCTAAATCTTCATCTTCTCCAAAATCTTCTAAATCAGAAGCCATTTTAGACATTTTAACACCAGTTTCTTCTTCTCTTGTTTCTTCATCTTTTACATTATCTAAATCAATAAATTGTAAAGGCTGAAGAGTTTTAAAGTAAAGTTTTAAAGAAATACCATTAAAGGCTAATATCTTATCAAAAGCATCTATTAAAAGGTCTTGAAAAGGGTTGATTACAATATTTTGCATCAATATAGATGCGTTCTTTAGCTCTTCCGCATTATTACCAAAACCACTATTATCTTTAATACCTAATAGCATCGGAGACACAATACGGTGCGACATCATAATCTTACTCTGTGCTTCACTTGAAATAAATTCGTATTGATTATGAGCATCTGAAATTGGTACTGGTGTAATGTCCGCTTGTGATTCTTTAGAGTCATTAAATGCAATTATCAGCTTACCAGCAGAATTTGTTCCTTGAAATTTAGAAACTATTTTGTTTTCAATTAATGCCTGTGCTTCTTCATCTGGCACACCATTATTAAAATTTATTAAGGATGCTGGAGCGAAAGAATTTTTTATGTTATTTACGTGAAAATTTGCAATTTCTTCTTCAATCTCACTAAAGCTAATACCAGAAATATAATCTGGTGTACTATAATAATACATTCCAGCCTCGTAAGGTTTTACATATAATATCTCAATAGGTTTAGGTGTATCAGATACCCCAAAAGCTGGAATCCTTAAAGGTTGTTCACTTGGTTTTACATTGACCCAATCTGGATGGTAATAATATGCTTGTACTCGTTTATCGTCTGCACTACATTTCTCTGCTCTTAGTGTTTCAATTGGCAAGTGTTCAACCTTTTGAATAGTCTTTTTATCTTTTGAATAGATAACTTGTATAGCACATTGACCAGTTAACTTCAAATCGTATGCTAATTGCCTTAAATCATCTTTTTTAAATAAAGATATCATTTTTGCATATTGCTCTGGCTTTCTTGAACTGTTTGTAGCATCTAAACCTTTACCGTATATCATTTGAGAAATACCAGTAATACAAGCACCAGAAGTAGCACTTCCATTTGCTCTATTTATCAAAAATTTGAAGTAATCATTGTTTGAACCAAACTCCACCCACTCTTTATTCTTAGATTCTAAAATCTCTGGAGTTGAATAGGTGCTTAAATTAACAAAGCTAATCTTTGAATTACTTTTTTTAGCCACGTTTGGTTTTCTGTATTTATTTATGTGTTTACTCATAATATTATAAAATCGTTATTACCACTCTGTTCTTTATACACATCTTTATTAACTGTGTAATATTGATTGTTAGATTGGTTTGTTGATTGTGCAGTACAAAATATTTTATCTCTGTAAATGATATCTAAATCAGTAGTTTTAACTAAACCTTCTGCTTGTAAAAAAGTCAATAGACAAGTGTTATCTTCAAAAGTTCCTCCTAAAGCAATCACTCTATCTTTAAATGATTTATAACTTCCTCTTATTTCATAAACTTTAAAATCGTAAAAATGTCCTTCTTTTAAAGAAAAAATATTAGATAGCTCTAAATAATTTTTTTTAATCTCTGATTTAGGAAGTGAAAAAGAAACTACATTGTTTGTACTGTCATCTCTTAAACTTATTATTATAGAAGTAGTATATACTCTTGGTATAATCTTTATCGTTTGCGAGTTAGTAGTTGGCAATAAATGTTTCATATATATATAATAAAAAAACACACGTTATTTATTTTTTTAAACCAAAAAAAAGCTAACCGTTAAGATTAGCTTTTTAAATAAAAATAAAGAAATTAAATTATGCGTTTGGATCTATTTGACCTGCTCCATCTAAATTATCTAAAACTCCACCAGTTGTAAAGTTTGGTGCGTTTCTTTCATTCGCAACCATGGTTAAATTAAATGAACTAGCATCGCCCATTGCACCTCCAGTCAAAATTGAACCTCCAGTAGTATCAGCTCCATGCTCTAAACCTACTAAAAACACGTTTCCGTTATAGTCTTCAATCGCTATATGTGGTCTTGATACTGCTATTATAGCTATTTCAGCTTGTGTAGCACTATCTAATATAGGTAAAACTAAATTTAATGTTTGTGTATAGAACGTAGTTCCAGCTTCGTTAGAACTCGTTATACTTGTTTCCAATGATGAAGCACCTTTGATATCGTATTTATACCAAATATTTGCTCCAGATATTCCTGTAATGTCTGCACCACTTACTCCGCCAGTTACAGTACCTAAAGTACCATAATCCGCAAAATAAATAGCTTTTAATCCTCCTACGGAAGTTTTGCATCCTAATGCTCTTCCAGCTGTTAATAAACAAGCCATATTATTATATATTTTTTTAAGTTATTAAAAAAAGGGTAAGCAGATTAACCACCTACCCTTTTATTGTTATTATTATTATTATTATAGTCCTAAACCGAAAGAAACGATATCCTCAACAACTGCATATTGAACTCCAGCAGTATATCTAGCAATAAATCTTACATTTTTTGAACCATCTTTATCAGCCATATCCAAAACAGATACTTCATTATAATCTGAAATTAAACCAGTTCCAAAAAATAAATTATCTTTTATACTTGCAATCATCATATTTGATGGCAATCCATTTACTGCA